TCAAAAATATTAATAAAATTACTAAAAAAACTTGTATTTTTCCAAAAATTTGGTAAAATAGAATAGTAAATAAATATGAAAGAGAGGAAAAAATTATGGCAAGAAAACCAATGGTAACAAGAACTATCACAACTACAAAGGCTAGCGTTCTTTGTATGGACATTCAGTCCGCAGAACCTTTTAACAAGGTAATTACATTACCACGAACCTACAAAGATGACAAAACTCTTATGAAGAGAGTGCAGGAAGTAGTGGAAACTGACAACATTAAAGCGGTACATATTGTTGACAAAGAAGAAGTTGAAACCCTGTACGGTATGACAGAACAGGAGTTTATTGAAAAAGCAGTTGTGTTAGACCCAGAAACAAGAAAAGCGTTAGAATCTGGCGCAGAGGTAGAAGAAGCACAGGAAACAGTAGAACAGTAAAAGAAAAGGAGAATGAAATATGACAACAGGATATTCAGTAGAAATTGCAGAAAGTTCAATTGAATTAACTGCAAAGGAAAGAATCAAAATGAAAGACACTACCAACGCTATTAAGTTGGATGAATTGACACAGGAAGAGGGCAATGAACAAGTCATTATTGAGCCACAGGCTTATGCAGTTCTGAACATTCATAACGAACATTCAGACCAGAATAAAGACTATGTAAACTATGTGCTTGTCGATAAAGACGGAACAAAGTACGTTACAAGTTCTGGTTCTTTCTGGGCAAGTTTCATGGAGATTTTCAAAGAAATGGAAAATGAAACAGAACCATGGAAGATTGTAGTGTATCGGGTGCCTAGTAAAAACTTTAAGGGAAAAGAGTTTTTAACTTGTAGCATTGAGTAGTTAAATCTGATAACCCCTAGTATAAAAAAGCTAGGGGTTATTTTATTAACAGGGAGTGAACACATGGCAAAGAAATTAACACAAACTCAAAAAGAGTACAAAAAGCAAAGGCGCAGAGTACAACAGGCGGTAAAAAGATTAGAAAAAATAGGTTATATTTTTGATGAAGATGTTGTACCAAAAATTCCGAAAAAGATTACAAAGGCAAGTGTGCAAAGGCTTGCAAAGATTACACCAGAAAAACTTAGAGAAAAAAGTGAGTACATAATTGGTGAAAAAGTAGTAAAGTACAAGACACATAAAAAAGAAATTAAGCAAGAAATAAAAAGAGTAAAAGAATCGTTAAAACAAGAACAAGAAAGTTCTGTTATAGATTACATTCCTAGTGTATCATATATTGATAACTTTAGGGAAACAGTAATAAATAGTTTACCAGATAGCAGAGAATTTTATCATGGTAGGAAAGAGGATAAAACCTTTAAAGATTTTTCTGGGTACAAGAATATAATAATATCGCTTTTGGACGATAGCATAGCAGAAAACGGTGTGGGGTATGTTGAAAGATTGTTACAAGAACACGCTGATAGACTTTCAGACTATATTGATGGAGCGCAATATGACAGTGATGAAAATAGAGTTGAACATGATTTAATTTCAGTAGCAAACATAATAAAAGGTTCACCGTTATCCATGAATGAAGCCGAACAAGTTTCTATGTTAAGTGAGGGTTCGTATGAAATAGAAGATTAACTATCCAGAAGTGAGTGACGATATGAAAGTTAGAAAATTTAGGTATTTCATGGGTGACTTTGAAACTACTGTATATAAAGGGCAAGTAAACACAGAAGTTTGGGCAAGTGCAGTAGTTGAATTGTTCCATGATGATGTCACTATTTTTCATAGCATAGAAGAAACGTTTGAATACTTCCAAAGTTTAAATGAAAACGTTTGTTGTTATTACCACAACTTAAAATTTGATGGTGCTTTCTGGTTATCCTTTTTGTTGGTAGACTTAGGCTTTAAGCAAGCGTACACTGTTTTAAATGACGAGGGCACACAAGTTGAATGGTTAAAAGAAAGAGATATGCCTAATAATTCTTTTAAGTATAGTATATCTAACAAGGGTATGTGGTACACCATTACAATAAAGACAGGTGGACATATTATAGAGTTAAGAGATAGTTTAAAACTTCTACCGTTCAGTGTTAGAAAAATAGGTGAATCCTTTGGTACTAAACATAAGAAGTTGGACATGGAATATACAGGGGTAAGATATGCTGGGTGTGAGATTACACCAAAAGAACAGGAGTATATAAAAAATGACGTACTTGTTGTTAAAGAAGCACTTGAAATGATGTTCAATGATAATCATAAAAGTCTAACGATAGGTAGTTGTTGTCTGGAAGAATATAAGAAAATCATGGTAGACGATTATGAATTGTTCTTTCCAGATATGTATGAGATAGAACTAGACCCAGCAATCTACGGTGAACCAAACGCTGGTGAATGGTTACGTCATTCTTACAAAGGTGGTTGGTGCTATTTAGTTAAAGGAAAAGCAAACAAAATATATAATAAAGGTACTACCGCAGACGTAAATTCCTTGTATCCTAGTATGATGAGCGGTGAATCTGGTAACCGTTACCCTGTTGGTAAGCCTTGTTTCTGGTATGGTAACTACATTCCAGACAAAGCTTTGCAAGATAACACATACTATTTTGTACGGATAAGAACAAGGTTTTATATAAAGAAAGACAAGCTACCATTCATACAAATAAAGGGTTCATTCCTTTACAAAGGTACAGAAGCACTAGAAACAAGCGATTATTTTGACCCTAAAACACAAAAGTATTCCAGATACTATCAAGATTTTAGCGGAGTACATGACACCAGAGTGACACTAACCTTAACAATGACAGACTACCAGCTTTTACTTGAACACTATGAATTGGTGGACTTTGAAATCTTAGACGGCTGTTATTTCTACACGCAAGTAGGAATTTTTGACGAGTACATCAATAAATATAAGAAGATAAAAATGGAAAACAAGGGAGCAGTACGAGAAGAAGCAAAGTTATTCTTGAACAATTTGTATGGTAAACTAGCAAGTAGTACAGACAGTAGTTTCAAAGTAGCGTTTGTAAAAGAGGACAAATCTATTGGTTTTATTTCAGTAGAAGAACATAAAAAGAAAGCTGGTTATATACCATGTGGTTCAGCTATCACAAGTTATGCAAGAAACTTTACAATTCGTGCGGCACAACAGAACTATCATGGTGTAAATGAAAGAGGTTTCATATATGCAGACACAGACAGTATACATTGTGACTTAGAACCAGAAGAAATAACAGGAATAAAAGTGGATGATAATAATTTCTGTTGCTGGAAACTAGAATCATGCTGGGATGAAGCTATTTTCACCAGACAAAAGACTTACATTGAACACGTTACACATGAAAACCTTGTACCGATTGACGAACCATATTATAATATTAAGTGCGCTGGTATGCCCCAGAAGTGTAAAGATTTATTTGAAAAATCTATGCAAGAATATGAACCAAAAGAAACAGACAATTTCACAGAAGAAGAAATAGAATTTTTAAAGACAAAGAGAACAATAAAGGGCTTTAAAATAGGATTAAAAGTTCCCGGAAAACTAATGCCAAAGAGAATACGAGGTGGTGTTCTATTGGTAGATACAACGTATGAAATGAGGTAAACGATATGAAGTTATATAAATTTAACAATTTAATTAGTAAAGACAGAGTAGTAGAATTAAAGGTAGAGGGTATTACTGTTTATGTAGGTGGTTGGAGTGACAAACCACAAGTGCTTGACGGTTACTTAGTTGTAAACATAATAGCAGACGATTGTGTATTGTTGTTAGAATTGGAGGGATAATATGTTAAAAAGATTAGCACACATTTTAATTATGGAAATTGAATGTAAGATTATGATATTTAAAATTAAATGGATAAAAGGTGAGTGCAGACATTTATGTGTACTATGTAAGTACAAGAATGAATGCTATGATAACTCAGAATTATCTGGTATAAATTATAAAAGAAAGTGGGGTGAATAATATGCCAGAAATATCTTTAGAAAAATTGAATATAGCAATAGATGTTATAAGAAAAGGTGTTTGTGATAGAGTGGATATTGATGAAAACGTTATTGTATATAAAATACCACAAGGAAATAAATATACAATTAGAATTGATATTAAAAATAATAAATAGTAATAGTAAAGGCTGAGGGAACTAGGTTCGCACTCAGCCTTGTACTTTTATATCTGTAACTATTGCAACTCAAAAGCGGTTAGCATACCCGACAAACTCTATGTGGCACTATCTTCCAAGTGTGCTACCCACATGGTTCAGTTGAGTTAAACAATAGAAGATACCTAATAGGATAACGCTTTTAATACAGCTTCTTTACAACGTAAGTCTTTAAATCTGAAGCACCCACGTTCAAAATACCAGCGTAGGTTTGTTAAAAACATATCATTTCTTTTAAGCATTACATAGTTGATAGCGTGGTCGTCTGTTGTAACAGTGATACGCATATTATATGTACTATCTGGTTTATCATCACAATAGATAATACCCTCTTCTGCATATTCTCTAATAGCAAAATCTGTACCATGATACTTTAAAGTTGCCAGATACCGACCTTTAGATTTAGGTTTATCAATAAAACTCTTGTTGTCATTTAGGTACACACATTCACTTGAATAAGCTACATACTTATTATTAGAAAAAGCACGGTTAAAACCACTTTCTTTTTGCGCCTTACTTGCACTTTCAATGAAGCCCTGTTCCAGAACAAACCCGTCACCACGCAAGAATTTTGTATCATCCCTTAGTCTTGCACTGATACCCATTTCTGTATAGTAAGGATTGATAATACTAACAGTGTTAGCGAGCATATACACAGGGACATATCTTACCTGTTCCCCTTGACCTCTTGCTACTGACGTATGTATACTCAATAGTTTTGTAATTTCATCACTACAATAGTGATTAGTTTCACTTTGAAATTCATCAAAAATCATACGCATTACGTCATTAAATAAGTGGCTATATTTCTTTATCTGGTCGGCACTGTTAAGTGAAAAAGCATATCCACATGACTTTTCATCCAGAAAGAGTTCATGGAAAAGACCTCTTGCTCTACGTTTACTCGTCATTTCATGTCCTTGGAAAAATAAAGAACCTATATCTTTATAGAACTTCTCAACTACATTATCTAATTCATAGTTATATCTATAAATAAGTCCAAACTTTTCACCTTTTTTAAGAAAACCATTTACACATAGTCTACCAAAATAAGTTGTTTTACCGCCTGTTCTATTAGTGGTGCACATATATATTTCTGGTTTGTTACCGTTTATATCTTTCATTGACAAAAGTTTTGTGCCGTCATAGTACTTTTGTTCTTTCATACATTTTCACTTCCTTATAAAAGATTATAATTTCTCTATTTATTATAGCATATCCATTGACAAATTGCAATATAAGTATTATAATTAAGGTAGAAATTTTAAAGGTGGTGATAATATGGATTACACACAGATTATGCAACTGATTACAACAGTGGGATTCCCTATTGTAATGTGTGGTGCTATGGGTTGGTTTGTAGTAGACCAAACAAATAAGCACAGGGAAGAAGTTTCAAAGCTTAACGAACAACACGCAGAAGAAATGACAACAGTTGTTGAAGCTATTAACAACAACACAATGGCATTAAAGGAACTATCAATTAAGTTAGGGAAGGAGTAAGAAATGAAGCGTAAATTATCTAACAATGGACTAGCTTTAATCAAACAGTTTGAGGGATGTAGATTGACCGCTTACAAGTGCCAGAGTTCTGAACAGTATTATACAATAGGCTATGGACATTATGGTGCAGACGTTACACAGGGAATGGCTATTACACAGGAACAAGCTGACAATTTATTGTTGAAAGATTGTGATAAATTTGTAGAACATGTAAATACATATATGGACAAGTACAATTTCAATCAGAATCAGTTCGATAGTTTAGTTAGCTTTGCTTTCAACATTGGAAATATTAACCAGCTAACAAATAATGGTGCAAGAAGCATTTCAGAAATATCTTCTAAAATTCCAGAGTATTGTAATTCTGGTGGTAAGAAATTAGCTGGGTTGGTTACAAGAAGAAACAAAGAAAAAAAATTATTTGACACACCTGTTTCTGGACAATCTATCACAGAAATTGCACAGGAAGTAATTGCTGGTAAGTGGGGCAACGGTGATGAAAGAAAATCTAAACTAGCAAGTGCTGGTTATGATTATAACACTGTTCAAACAGAAGTGAACAGATTATTAAAGTAAAGGAGTGAGAACATGGCAGTATTGAGTAAAGAAGATTTATTCAACAAAATCAAAGAACGTATTGGTGACGACACAAGTGATGAAGCACTTACTTTTGTTGAGGATGTTACCGATACATTCAATGATATGGAAACAAGGGCAACTGGTGACGGTAAAGATTGGAAATCTGAATACGAAAAACTTGACGAATCTTGGAAGAAAAAATATCGTGACAGATTTTTTGGTAAAGCCGAAAATGACGGTGAAGAACATATTACCACGCCTAACAATGCGTTGGATGAACAGGAAGAAAATGTCCACGCTGACGGTGAGAAACGTAGTTTTGAAGATTTATTTGAAGAAAGAGAGGGATAAGATATGCCAACAAAACCACATATCGTAACATTAACAAACAGTTCAGTAGACATTTTAAATGTCATTAGAAACAATGCGTCACAGAATTACAAAGATTATGTCCCTGTTGCTACCGCAGACGCAGAATCAATTCGTGAAATTGGTGCAGTAATTATGGACTATCCAAACTTACAGAATGAGTTCTTATCAGCTTTAGTAAACAGAATCGGTAGGGTACTGATTACATCAAAAATGTATGATAACCCTTGGGCTATGTTTAAAAAGGGTATGCTGGAGTTTGGTGAAACGATTGAGGAAATCTTTGTGAATATTGCAAAGCCTTATCAGTTTGACCCACAGGTTGCTGAATCAACTGTATTCAAAAGAGAGATACCAGACGTTCGTAGTGCTTTCCATATTATGAACTATCAGAAGTATTACAAAGCTACTATTCAGAATGACCAGCTTAGACAGGCTTTCTTGTCATGGCAAGGTATTACTGATTTAATTGCTAAAATCGTTGACGCTATGTACACAGGTGCTAACTATGACGAGTTCCAGACTATGAAGTATATGCTTGCAAAGCGTATCTTAAATGGACAGTTATATCCTGTTACTATTCCAACCGTACAGACAGACAATATGAAATCAATCGTTAGCACCATTAAATCGGTTTCTAACAAATTTGAATTTATGAGTAGCAAATATAACTTAGCTGGTGTTCAGACACATACCAAAAAGGCTGAACAGTATTTGCTGGTAAACAGTAAATTTGATGCTGAAATGGATGTTGAAGTATTAGCAAGTGCTTTCAACATGGACAAGGCTGAATTTGCTGGACACAGAGTATTAGTTGACAGTTTTGGAGATTTAGACATTGAACGTTTAAATCTGCTGTTCGCAGATGACCCAACCTATACAGAAATCGGTGAAGCTGATTTACAGGCTTTAGACAGTATTCCAGCTATTATCGTTGACAAAGATTATTTTATGATTTTTGACAACTTCTATAACTTCACAGAACAGTACAATGGTGAGGGATTGTATTGGAATTATTGGTATCATGTATGGAAAACCTTTTCCATTTCACCTTTTGCAAACAATGCACTGTTTATCCCGGGAACACCAACTGTTACAAGTGTTACCGTTTCACCAGCTACCGCAAACGTAAGTGCTGGTCAGAAAGTACAGTTATCCGCAGTTGTGCAGACTACTGACTTTGCACCACAGGCGGTTACATGGAGCGTGAGTAGCGGTGAAAATGTTACTGTAAACCAGAGTGGTGTAGTAACTATCGGTGCAAACGCTAGTGGTGAAATTGTTATTACCGCTACTTCTGTATATGATAGTGAAGAAACTGGAAGTGCTACCCTTACTGTTGGGTAAACTATTTAAGGGGTAGGAAACTACCCCTTTTATTTTTAGGAGTGATGATATGTATATTGAACCAAACACAAGTATTAAACTGTTAAAGAATGTTCCGTTAGATAATAATTACACTAACACATTATTTTTTAACAGTGTTTCAGAACAAACTTCATATTTTACATCAAAAGCTAAGCATAATTTAATGAAACAGACTTACCAAAGAGTAAACAGAGGAATTGCAAGGGTTCAACTTAGTGCCGACAAATGTTATGATTGCAATTATATGATGTTCCAGAACACAAGTTATGGTTCAAAATGGTTTTATGCTTTTATAACAAATGTGGAATATGTAAATAATGAAGTGTGTGAGATTAAATTTGAAATTGATGTTATGCAATCATGGTTTTATGAGTGCACTTTAAAACAATGTTTTGTAGAAAGAGAACACATAGAAAGTGACGTTATTGGTGCAAACTTAGTTGAAGAAAATCTGGAATTAGGTGAGTACGTTGCTGACGATTTTGACGGAACAGGGCACGCAAAAAAGAAAATAGTTGTAGCGGCTACATTTAATGAAAGTTATGAAGAAACAGACGGTTCTTTATATTGTGGAATTTTTAGTGGTGCTTACTATAATGTGTTTGATACTTCCAATGACGGTATTACTGAATTAGTTGCATTTTTAAATGGTGCATATTCAAAGGGTAAAGCAGAGGAAATAATTGCTATATTCTATGTACCAGCAGATTTTGTAACAGACAGGCTAGGTAGTGTTGTTTCTTATGATTTAGTAAAAGAAAAAGCATACGCAAATATAGACGGTTATGTACCTAAAAATAAAAAATTGTTTACTTATCCGTATAATTTTTTGTATGTTTCAAACTTGCAAGGAAATGAATGTGCTTATCGTTATGAATTTTTTACAGACGAAAGTTGTAATTTTATAATGACTGGTACAATGAGTAGTGACTCTGCGTTACTTATAGCACCTAAAAATTACAAGGGTGTTCCTGTAAATTATGATGAAAAAATGGCTTTAACAGGCTATCCACAATGTACTTACAATGTTGATACTTTTAAACAATGGTTAGCGCAAAGTGCTATTTCTTTACCTTTAGGTATTGTTTCAAGTTCGTTATCTACATATGCTGGTTTTAATAATGTTGCAAATATGAGTGAGGGTAGACAGTTCACAGGTGAAATAAATGCTATAAATAATGGGTTAAATAACACTTTTAATAGTGTGTCACAAATGTACCAAAAAGCAATAGCACCGTCACAAAGCAAAGGTTCTGCTGGTAACAGTGCAATGCTTGCTTTAGGACTATTAGATTTTGCTTTTATGCATAAGCATATTACACAAGAATTTGCTATGATTATTGATAACTATTTTAATATGTACGGTTATGCAACACATAGAGTTAAAATACCAAACATTAGTAGTAGACCACATTGGAATTATGTAAAGACAAATAATTGTACTATTGTTGGAAGTGCACCTAGCGAGGACATTAAGCAAATGTGCAATATATTTAACAACGGTATTACGTTCTGGAAAAACGGTGATGAAGTCGGAAATTATGACTTAGATAATTCACCAGAATAGGAGTGATAAAATGGGAAAACGAAAACCACATAGTAACAAAAATTTCTGGGAAAGTAGTTATATGAATAACAGGGCATATATGCAATACTACAACAGACTAACAGAATTATCAATTAGTATGTTTGAGTGGAAAAACTTACCAGACACGATTGACCCTAGGTTCTTAGAATTAACGCTATTTAGTGACGGTATGAGCGTGTTCTTTAGGGATGAAGCTTTAGGTGACTTAGCGTTACAGTGTATGATTAGCGGACAGTTAGACGTTTATAGAATACCTATCAATCGTGTAGCATACGCAACTAATGGTTATAGGCGTAACCTAGATAATACAAATTCTGTTATTATCTTTAATAATATGTTACACACAAATTCAATGCTAGACGTTGAAATGTTTTCAAGAAGATTGTATAATCTTGACATGGCAATAGACGTAAATGCTAACGCACAGAAAACACCTGTTTTAATACAGTGTGAAGAAAATCAACGTTTAACTATGAAAAATTTATATGAACAATATGACGGCAATCAGCCTTTTATTTTCGGTGATAAAGCGTTGAATACTAACGCACTAAAGGTATTGAAAACTGACGCACCTTATGTTGCTGATAGGTTGTATGAATTAAAGACACAAATATGGAATGAAGCCTTGACATATCTAGGTATTTCAAACACGAACATTATGAAGAAAGAAAGAATGATTACTGATGAAGTACAAAGAAATCAAGGTGGTGTTATTGCTAGTAGATATTCTAGATTAGACAGTAGAAAACAGGCTTGTAAGAAAATAAATGAAATGTTCGGGCTTAACATTGATGTGGAATATCGAGAAGATTACCAGCTATATGACGATTTAGTTGACGATGAAATAGAGGGCGGTGAAGATAATGGCTAATTACACAACAGAAGTAAGAACAATTTGTGAAAACTACGCTGGTTATCCACATTTTAGTGGTGAAATGAGTGTAGCTGATATTATTGAAAAATCAAGAACAAAAATATTTGATTTTAGTTTTCCTATTTTTGATGAAAAATATCGTAGTGTTTTGGAAACAAAAATCATAAAACGCTACTACACCAGAGAGATAGGACTTGAAACTGTTGGTCTTTGGAAACTGAAATTAGACACCAAAATGAATGAGATTATGCCTTATTATAATCAGCTTTACAGTAGTACATTACTAGAATTTAACCCATTCTATGATGTAGATATAACAAGAAAACATAATACAAGGAGTGATGGAACAAGGAATGAAACGAATGAGAACAAGAGTAATGGTACGAATCAGAACACGACAAACAGTAACAGTACGAACAGGAATCTGTATTCTGATACACCGCAAGGTGCTTTAACAGGTGTTGAAACTGAAACATATTTAACCAACGCTACTAAAGATATGCTTGAGAGTGCCGATAATTCAAACGGTAATTTTAATACAAGTGCTAACGGTAAAAGTGATAGCGTTATTAAAAACGTAGAAGATTATCTGGAAACTGTTAAAGGTAAACAAGGTACAGAAGATTATTCAAGTTTATTGCTTAAATATCGTGAAACATTTTTAAACATAGACTTGCAAATAATTGAAGAATTAAGTGATTTATTTCTTAATTTATGGTAGAAAGAGAGGAATGTAAAATGAAACAAATTGGTAGAATGGATATGTTTGGTTGTTTTCCGTCACTTCCTAGTGCTTATTCTGATAGCTTATCTTACTATGAAGAGTTATCAAAGCTGGTAGCGAAAATGAATGAAATCATAGACGCTATGAATGAGGACTACACAAGGTTAGTGCAAGAATATCTGGACAAGTATTTTAACAGTATCATGATTGACGCGACTTATAATGAAAGTACAGAAACATTGATACTTTCCAAAGAGATTAGTAGTACAGGAAGTGAACACGTTTACTTAAATGATACAAATACAATTGAGGTGAAATAGCATATGGGCTTAACAGTAGAGAAATTTAAAATAGGTGGAGTACCTATTGATGTAGCTGATAAACAAAGTAGAGAAAATATAGTTGATATTCTACAAGCTATAAGTTCTTTAGAAAGTAGCATAACAGGTTTGCAAGGAAGTATTAGTAATATACAAAATGATATTGCTGGACTTAATGATATTACAGGCACTATGCAAGACGATATAAGTTCAACACAAGGTAACGTTAATTCGTTACAAACGAGTGTTAATAATCTTAGTAGTACTGTTAGTTCATTACAAAGTAGTGTAAATACCCTTAGTGGAAATGTTAGTACAATGCAAAGTAGTATAAATTCCCTTGCAACAAGTGTTAGTAACTTAGATACTAGCAAAGCTAACAACACAGATTTTAATACACAGTATACGAGTATTTCTGGTACTGTAATTGACGGATATGTTTGTAACAGAAAAGGCAATATTTCATTAGAACTAGGTGGTAAATCCTTGAAAAGTGCTTTAAGTGCTAATACATGGACAAACCTTTTAACACTTCCTAGTGGGTATAGACCTATCTCACAGGTTTACAGAACGTTTTATTTTGCTGGTGTTTATCCTGTTATAATAGAAATAAACACAAATGGTGCAGTGAAAGGTTATAGCACAACAACACTAAACGCTGGTGTTACTTGTTATGACGGTACAGAATTTATTTAAAGAAATGGGGTAAAAAGATATGAATGATAAGTATGTTTCAGTTATTGAATTATTAGGTGAAAAATTACAAGTAAAAGACGCTAGACTTTGGGAAATGACAAACGTTGCTAGTGGTTCTAATATGCTTACAGTAGGTAAAAATGGTGCAGAATTTACAAGTATAAGTGACGCTATCAGTCGTGCAAAATACTTAGGTGTAAGTAATGAAAACCCTGTTTGCATTTTTATCTATGCTGGTGTTTACAATGAACAGATTATTTTGAATGATGTTCATGGGTTATCGTTTATCGGTTGTGGTATTGATAAAACCGTTATTAGATTTAACGGTAGTTACCCAGATTGCGTTGTTCATGTTCAAGGTGATGTTAGTTTCTATAATTTGAGTATTAACAACACAAATGGTACTACTTACGCAGTACATTGTGACCCTGTTGATAGTATGGTTAGTGGTAAATTAAGTTTTGCTAATTGTAGACTTTACGGTGGTTCAAGTGCAGTTGGTTATGGTAGTGGACAGGGCGTTACCTTAGAGTTGAAAGGTTGCATATTAGAGGGTGGCGAAAGCATTGTATACGCTCACAACTCTAGTTACGCAAGAACTAACCAGTCATTGATTGTTGATGATTGTTATTTCCACCACACCACTGAACAATTTTGTGTACTTTTAGATGACGCTGGTTATACAAACGGTGGTACAGTTAGTCCTATGAGAGTTGTGTTCTCTAATAACACATATTCTGAATCTGGTTATGGTAGAATTAGGTTTAGAAAGACTACCTCTTTTGAAAGTACATGGGTTAGTTACTTACCTGTAAATGATAGTAACATCATGTGTGGGCCAGGTTGTTCTGGAAATAATGGAATCCCTGGACTTAACTTCTATGTTGGTAAGATTGATATTTCACAGTACATCACTTTACCAGCTAACCCAGACACTAGTGGTAACTATGTTGCATCAATCTTTATTCCTGTTGACGGTAACAACTATTTTGCAACTATCAATGATATTACGTTACCAGGTGTTGGTTCAGTGACAGCTAACTTTAGTGTACTAACTAGAACGTTATATTGCTTGACTATTACTACAAGTGATAGTAACTATGCTGGAAAGAGTATGAGTGCAAGTATTACACTTACTTGTCTGTAAAATATTTGTAGGGTGTGTAGTGAAAACTATGCACCCTTTTGCTTGAAAATGAGGTACGGGGGTTTGTCTTAAAGGGG